CTTCAGCGCCTGTTCGCCATCGCCACGGCGAAACCAGCTATTGAAGGCCTGCTTGTGTGCCTTCGCTTCTTCCGTCACCTCATCGCCGCCACCAGCACCAAGCTGCGCGCGGGCGAGGCGGGCATTGATATCGTTGAACGATGCCTGCAAGGCCGAAAGATCGCCGTCGATCTTGGCAACCTTCTCACGGTTCAGAACGTCATCGAACTTGTTCTCGACGCCCTTCAGCCGCTCATCATTTGCTTTCTTGAACTGCTCGAAAGTCGCATTGACCTGGTCGAGCACCGCCCTGATCTCGGCGGCCGTCGGATCTGCGTCAGCGCGGACATGGTTGTGAGCACCGGCCATAAGGGCGGTGGAGCTGAGCAGTATCTTCTTCGTCGCAGTGTGTCGCATGGGACTATCCCTTCATGGTTTTGGCAAGCCGGTGCAGACCGGCAAGGATGTCGCTGTCCACAGCGTCCCGCTGCGACCGCATGGCCTCAGCCGAGGCGAGCGCAATCGCTGCCTTGGCTTCTTCACGGCTCAAACCGGCGTCCCGCAGGTGAGCCTCAAGATCACGTTTGGTTTTCGGTGCCGCCCTATCACCGGGCCGTAGCCCTATGGGCGCGTTTCGGAAGAGCGACAGGTCGAAGCGGGCCGAGGCCTCGCCGCCCTCGCTCTCTCCCGTTACATCAGCGAATTTCTTGGCAACCGCATCCTTGCCCTTCAGCCAGGTTTCAGCGGTCATCATCTTCTCGATCTCGGCACGGGCAAGCCCCGTGCGGGCGGCATAAGTATCCGCGAGCGCGCCGTCGATCTCGTCCAGAACCTCGTAGAAATCTTTCATCTCCGCCTTGGAGCCGACGCAGACGCCCCAGGCATTGTGGATCATGATGAAGCCGTTCTCGGCGATCTCGATCCGGTCGCCCGCCATCGCAATCAAGGAGGCGGCGCTGGCGGCAATGCCGGTGACTGAAACCCGCACTTCCGCATGATGATCCTTGAGGTCGTTATAGATCGCGATCCCGTCAAACACGTCGCCGCCCGGCGAGTTGATGCGCAGATTGATCTTGTTCTGCGCGATCTGATCGAGCTGGCTGCGAAAGTCCTTCGCGGTGACGCCCCAATAGCCGATCTCATCATAAAGCGTGATGACAGCCTCATCCGCTGCTGCCTTGACTTCAAAGCCACGGCCGGCGGCGCGATTGAAGATTCGGCGCTTCGGCCCGTCATATCCAGCCGGACGGCGCGCATTGATGCGGTTGAAGATCTGCGTCATGGAGTCACTCCGGTTCCAGGTCATCGAGGCGGGAACTGCTCGGCACGCCGCTTCGCGCTGGCAGGCTGTCGCCACCTTCAACAGGCGGCAGTTCATCCAGCGCGCGCACTTCATTCGGCGTCATCCACGCCTGTCCGCCGCCAGTGCCGAGCGCGCGACCGTAGTATTCGCCACGGTCTTTGGCCGAGGCACGCAGATAGGCGGAGGCATTGAGCTTGAAGTAGAGGCGACCGCGATCAGCGGGCTTCAGCAGCGCGCGATTCAGCCCCTCTTCCCAGAGCCTCGTTTCCGGCAGCAATGTGTATTGATGCATCCCGATATTCTGCTGCTCGATGCCGGTGCCCCAATTCGTCTGCTTGTGGTCACCCATCAGATGCGGGGGGATGCCGAAGAACATGCCTGCGATTTCGCTCACCTGATATCGCCGGGCTTCGAGCCATTCCGCATCGGCATTTGTCATGCCCACGGGGTTCGCGGTCAGGCCGTCTTCAAGAATGATGGACTTGCCCGCATTTTCCGCACCGCTGTAATTGTCGTTGATCGATTGCTTCAGCCGATCATACGCAGCATCGCTGAGCGTCTTTTCCGACTGCAAGACCAACTTGATCTGTGCGCCCTGCTTCAGCGTGCGCGCCCCATGCTCCTCACCGCGCAGCGCAAGGCCGATGGCTTCCTTCGCGAGCTGGATGCGGCTCAACCCCTTGATGCCATCCGTGCCGAGATCGCGCAGATGCAGGATTTCCTTTGCCTCGAATATCACTTGCCGCCCATCAGGCCGCGTATAGCGATAGACGATGCTGAAATCTGATCGCTCCAGCGGCTCGACCCGATCCGGATGGAGCCGCCAGAGTTCCTGTGCGTAGCCATCCGCGCCGAGCACGATAAGTGCATAGGCATTGCCGCGCAGCAGCACATCCGCTTCCATCAAGCGGCGAAAGTCAAAACTCCCCATGCGCGGATTGGGCTGCTGATAAATCAGCCAGTAGAGCGGATGTTTCTTCGCCTTCAGCTTGCTGCGCTCATCCTCGGCATCTTCCTCGAAGAGCTGCGCGGGCATGGAGGCCACAGCAGTAGCGATCAGGTTGACGGCGCGATAGACCGCTGCATTCTGGAGCGCGCGAAGCGGCGTCACCCGCGCGCCGGAATTCGTCTCGCCGCCGCCATTCAGATCATCTGCTGTCAGCTGGGACAGATCTTTCACTGTCACCGTGTAGCCGCTTTGCGCCCGAGGCGCGGCCTCGCGCGATGCAACCAGCCGAGAGAGAAAATCGCGTAGCGCCATGCTGGTTTCCTAAACAGTCCTGATGCCACGGCGTTCATAAACAGACGGCCCTTCACTCCGCATCGACAAGGCGGTCGCCATCACAAGCGCCGTCATGCCGTCGATCTTCTCGGAGGATTTCGCCTTGTCCGGTTTGAAGTTGCCGTTCCGATCAATCCAGATCGCGCAATTGCCTGCCATCCAGGCGAGCACCGGATGCCCGCCATGATCGATCTCGGCGTCATACAGCATCCGCTCCAGCTCCATACTCGGCGCGCCGAGCGTGGGAATACCCTGCCGAAGCTCCTGCGTCGTCGCGCCTTCTTCGCTCAGTTCCTGTGCGAGTTGCTGCGCCCGCCACGGGTCATAGCCGATGATCTCGATCTGATAGTCGGATGAATCCTGAACGATGTGAGAGCGCACCGTCGGATAGTGGATCGTCTTGCCTGGCGTCGTCAGCATCGCGCCGTCGCGCACCCAATCCTCGAAATTCACAAGACCGCGTTTCGCGCGCTCGAGCAGCGCATATTCCGGCACGAAGAAGCGGCATAGCACAGACCAGAGCGGATCATCTTCAATCGGCGGAAACAGCAATATCCATGCTGTCACGTCGCGCGATGTTGACAGGTCCAGCGCACCAAAGCACCGTCGGCCGCGCAGCCGATTGTCCATCCGCTTCCAGCTATCCGCGCCGAGAGTGTTCGCATTCCACACTTCGGAGGGCAGCCAGCGCACCACATTCTCGGTCCACTGGTTGCAGTAGTAACGCCGGAAATCATTCTCCAGTCGCGGGTTGAGCTTTGCAGCCGCAGCTTCCGCCCGCAAGAACTCGATCTTGGGCGAAACGCCCAGGTTCGGATTGGCGAGATGCCACTGGTTCTCATCCGTCCAGTCGGCATCCTGCGGCACGGCGAAGATGACAACGAGCGTCGTTGGATCATCGATATTGCCCGCAAGGATGTTCTCGCTTAGCGACCAGATTTGCGGCCCATATCCAGCCCCTTTGTAACCAGCAGTTGACCCTAGCAACTCGATCGGCTGGCGGCGCGCCGAAGTCGATTGATGCAGCGTCGTGTAGAGATCACCGCTCTGCCACTCGTGCATCTCGTCGCCGACGACAACCGACGCTGAAATGCCATGCTTGCCGGCCGCCTTGCCTGTCAGCAATTTGAACCGCGACAACAGCCTCGCAAGCCAGAGCGAGTCCGAATAGACGTTCACATTCGCCGCAAGCTGAGGCGAGAGGCCGATCATCGTCTTCATCTTGGCAAAGACGATATCCGCCTGCTCTTCGGTCGAGGCCATACAGTAGCCCTGACCGCCCTTCTCGCCATCGAATATCCAGAACAGCAGACCGAGCGCCGCAAGAAACTCGCTCTTGCCGTTCTTCTTTCCCACCCAGACGATCAGCCGACGAAAGACCCGGAACCCCTTCTCGTTCTTCCAGCCGCAGAGCAGACGGACGATGATTTCCTGCCAGAGCGCGAGGATGAAAGGCTCGCCATGCCATTCGCCTTCCGTGTGACGGAAGAAGCGCGGCCACCTGTCCACCACGGCCTCCGCGAAATCATGATCGAACCAGGCACCCGGCAACTTCGTGGCGCGGTCCCAGGCTGTGAACGCCCAGCGATACCGCACGTCTTTCGCGACCGGCTTCAACCACTCCGGATACTGCGCCTTCTTCGCGCGCTTGCGCGGGGCCGGTTTCGCGGCCGCCTTCCGCTTCGGCTTTGCAGCCATCAGGTCAGTTAGGACGCTGCGGCGTCCCGCTCAACGTGCTGAACATGCCGACGGGATCATCACCGTCATCTCCCTCGCCATCGGCGGGGGTGGCAGGCACAGCCTTCTCCGCTTCCCGCTTTTCCGCCGCTTCCCAGAGATTGCCGAAACCCGGAATCCCCGACTGCTCGCGCAGAAGGCGATAACGCTCAAACGGGTTCATGCCGAAGCGCGCGCCGATGTCGAGGATGTGTTTCTCCGCAATTTGTCGCACTTTCACTGCCGGGTTGAGGCGGCGCAGCGCATCGCCATTTACATTCGAGGCCTCGTAATGCGCACCATGCGCCTTGATGTCGATGGTCGCCCTGATCCAGTCGGCGATATGTGTGCAGAGCATCGCCAGCGTGTAGCGGTCAAGCCGATGCACCAGGTTCAGCTTTTTCAGCTCCGGCACCAGCTCGTTCCAGATCCGCAGCTCCGGCGCGAATTCCTCGCTGTCAAGAAACTCCGGCGGGGATAAGCGGTCGCCTGTGCTCGCGGGCGCCGAGGCCAAGGTCGCGGCGCGGTCTTCCGCCGCCGCTTTCTTTCCGCGCCGACGGCCGGGATTACCCTTCAGGTTTTGCTGGGCCGCGCCCTCTGGTTTTCTGCCGCGCATGAGCGCCTACCTATCTCGTGCCGAACCCAAAAAAAAGATTTCCGCCAATTCCGCGCCCCTTTTCTCTCCTCCCCACACCGGTAAGCGGCCCAGGGCGGGGAAGTTTGACCCCACCCCCCCCTAGCGCGTCACAAACCCCTTTACTTTCAACAACTTATCGCGGCGCTGGAGGTATGCGCGCCGCGCTTCGTCATCGGATTGGTAAAGCGTGACCCGTTCCTCGCTCTGGATGGTCCGATCGTGATGCGGCTTGCAAACGCTTTCGTGGTTCGTGGGGTCGAGGAAGAGGGCAAGGTCACCCTTGTGTGGCCGACGATGGTTGACAACCGTGGCGGCCACTGCGCCGCGACCATCAGCCCAGCAGCGTTCGCACCAAGGCATTCGCGCCAATTGCTCGGCCCGGGCTTGCTTCCATTCTGCGAGGCTGTAGAGCTTGCGCCATTTCTGCTCGGCATAGCGCCTGCGATCATACGCGCGTCGCTTCGCGCGCTTGACATCATCCATCGCTGGCCCCGACGACAACGCCCGACGCGGGTTTCCCCGGCCGGGCGCAAATCAAGCTATTGACGCGGAGTGTGCGATCACTGCGCACAGATGTCAACCCTTGCCGCGAGATGCGATGGGCAGATCATCACGCTCACCGGTTGCCGCCGACAGCGGGACCGCACCATCGGCCAGCCACGCGCGCACCCCCGCAGCCACGTCGCCGCGGCCTTTGCGCCGCGCGAGATGGCGAGCCACACCTGTCAGGCCCGCGCGTATGAGGTAGCGCACCAGCGCCGCCGTCTCACGCCGATGTCCACCCTGCTTCCGCGCTTCCTCATCCTCCTCCATATCGACCGCGATAGCCGAGAGCAGCATATCCTCACCGCACACCATCAGCACCACACGCGCCGCTTCCGCCCCGATCTGTGCGGAGATCAGCAGATGCCGAAGCGCATTCGCAGAGCCGATCATCCCGATACTGACATTCTCGCTCGCCATGCCGCCGCCCTGCACCCGCTCGCGCGTGAAGTCCATCGCGGGCATCCCCGGCAGCGCCGCGATGTAGAGGGCGCGCAGATGCAGCCCCGCCGCATACATCGAGCGATCAATGGTGCCTTTCATCAGCAGCCGCGCCAAAGCATCCCCGCGCACAAGGTCAGCCCGCATCCGCGCCACCCGCCGCTCTTCGCGCCGCTCCTCTCTACCACCGCCACCCCGCGAGGGTTGGCGAGGGTTGGCGAGGGTTCCGCCCAAACCTTCGCGGCCCGGTTTCTCTTTCTTTTTCATATACTTACCCTCTCATTTTCGAAGGTTGCGAAGGTTGCGAGGGTTTCTCTTACGTATATATAAAGAGATTGCCTCATAACCCCGGACCCCCGGATGGCCTCTATACGTACACGCGCGCGAACCTTCGCAACCCTCGCGCAGTCCCGCTAACGCCTTGCCGCGCTTCGCTTATTCGTCCCGCGAAGGTTTCAAAAAACCCTCGCAAACCCTCGCCAACCCTCGCGCTATGGCGGTGACCAGCCGGGGTCTGCACTCTCCGGCGACCATTCCGGCACGTCATGGAGCTCTATGGGCGCGTAGTAGCGCACCCGCTTGTCGAAGCGCTTGAAGCCGAATGTCTCGGCCCGCTCGCCCATCTGCCGCCCGAACGCCGTTTCGCCCCAAGGCTTCGCGCCGTTGGCTACCAGCCACTTGTTGAAGGCCTCGAAGAGCTGCCGCGCGCCGACACGCACCTCGTCCGGCGGCTGCCAGTCAGGCGCGTCACTCATCTCGATATCAGGGCGCACGATCAGGCAGTGCCGCACAAAACGCGCCATCGGGTCCATGTCGTCGCGATGTTCATCCGTCGCCGCGCGCACTTCCGCTGGTGGCCGCAAGCCCCCATCCCGCACATATTGCGCGAGGCCCGCTATCAGCCAGTTCAGAATGCCGCTTCCCTCGGCCACCATCTCGCGCACAACCTCTTCGAAAGGCCGACGCTCTTCGGCAGGAATGGTCACATCCCATGGCACGATGTTGACGCGCCGCCAGATGCCTTCATCCGTGCCATATATCTCCGGCTTGTGGTTTGAACTGAGCACGGGCTTGAAGACCGGCCGCACCTCGAAGAA